GATCTGTTCCTCGGAATATCCGTTAGCAGCTTTGACGCTGTAGTATTCGAGAATCATCTTTTTATCAAGATCCGCGCTCGCTCCGAGAACCTTTTCGACGAAAATAAAAGCGCCGCCGATCGTCAATTTTTTGTAAATGTCTTGCACGATCTTTAATCGATACTCGATCGGCGTAAATTGGAGCGTCAAGATCGAAAAAATAATGCAGGCCTCGATATCAGGTAAGCCGTTTCTTAGATCGTGCTTATCGATAACGATATCGAAGCCCGCCTCGTTATAATGTCGAAAACGTTTCCGAGCGGCCTCGATCATAGGCTCGCTAATTTCTAAGCCTAGATAGCGATTTGTTTTCGATCGTCGCGCGGCGATTTGAGCTAAGGCCTCGCCGCGTGATGTTCCTAGATCGACGATCAAGATCTCGTCTTGAGCGTATCGAGTAGCTAACGAAACGCACGAATTACGCATTACGTCATACTGCGGAATCGAGCGCTTAAGCATATCGTCGAAAGCGTCTGTCACTTGCTCGTCAAACTTCCACGGCTCTGTTGGCGTAATTTGATCTTTAACGCCCGCACCGCAAATTAAACTTAGATCTTGCATAAAATCTCCTGCTCGATCGTCTTAGCTATATGAAACATCATTACTGGCGGTACTGATCGACCGAGGCGCTCCCATTGTTGAGCATAGCTGCCAGTGAGTTGAAAGTCGTCAGGAAAGGCGCAGATTCGTTTGAGCTCGGCGATTGAGAATTTTCGCCTTTCGATCGGGTGCGTTACGCTCGCGAGGCTCGCGTTACCGCCTTCGGCTGTGATCGTCGGGCAACTGTCGCGACGATCGACTTTGACGAGGCTAAAATATTTGTCGCTTTGCTCGCCTTCTGTTAAGGTGTCCCATTCTTTGCCGATCGCAAATTTCGAGATATCCGACTCACTTTCGACGACGAATTGGCCTGCTCCACCGCCTGCGATGATCGTAGGCGAAGGCGCGCCGCGATCGACGATCTCGCCTCGCATCGACGAATGCCCGTTTTTATTGCCTTGCCGAATCGTTACGGCCTCTACGACGTGCCGACCATTGCCGCCAGTATCGCCTGTCGTTACCGTAGGACACGGCAGCGAGGCGTCACGCATTCCCGGCGTTTTGCCTGATAAGAGCGTCGAGACTGATCGAATCCACGGTAAGGCGTCGTCAACTGAATAGCGATACTTTAACGGCGTCGGGTGCGTAGGTTCGAGCTTTAGATCGTTGCGAACACCGATAAAAATTATCCTTTGCCTCGATTGAGGAACGCCGAGCCATTGAGCATCTAAAAGTTTCGCTTTGACGTTATAGCCGCAGGCTTTTAGAGCTTTGAGGATCTCTAAAAAAAAGCCCTTTGCTGTTCCTTTGACGAGGCCCGAAACGTTTTCAGCGACAAAGACTTTAGGCTGCAATCCGTTAAGCAAGCGAGTAAATTCAAAAAATAGATCATCGACTCGCTGACTCGTATCTGAATATTTTTTGACCTTTCCCCACGTCTTTTCTCGCTTTCCGGCAGTCGAGAAAGACGCGCACGGTGGCGAGCCGTCTAAGATATCGATCTCGCCTTTCTTGAGGCCTACAGCGTCGAGGATCTCGCTTGGCTCGATCGTGCGAATGTCTCGCGTATCTAAGATCGAATTCGGATGATTCAGCCTGTAGGTATCGCAGGCAGCAGGAACAAACTCATTAGCCCAAATGACCTTAAATCCCGCCATTCGATAGCCCAAGCACGAGCCGCCTGCTCCTGAGAACGTCGAGACTACCGACTTACCGTTATGCGGTAATTCGGTAATTTCGCGCATCGACGGTACTCGATATTCAGGTTTTAGGATTGAGCTGCGTTTCATTTAGGCTTTCTTGCCACTCCATTGATAGCCACATTTTGGGCATTCGTGCTCTGTATCGATCGCCTCGTCGTACTCGTTAAAATCGTTAGGCGGCTCGATCGCGCTAGGCCAGTCGGCCTCGACTCCCCACGATTCGAGCTCGTCGATATCCCAATCATCCTCTAAAATATCGAGATTCCACTCGCCAAAAGGAACATTATCCTTGATGATAAACTCGCGTTTTTGCTCGGCTGTTAGATCCTCTGCTCGACGCACCCACGATTCGGGAATTTCAAGATAGCCGAGGCCTCGAAGAGCGGCGAGTCGCATATTACCGCCGAGGCAGATATTCGCCTCGTCTATGATGATCGGGCGTAATTCGAGCATCTTTTCAAATTCGCGGATTGAGGTTCTAAGCAACTCAAGGCGCGACGGCGAGATCTTGCGAGGGTTTCGCTCGTTAGTTTTTAGAGTATCGAGTGCGATCATTTCAAAAAATACAATCCGAAAAAAATAGACGCGACGACGAATGAGAGAACCGCCGCGAGGATCAAGATCAATGATTTATCGCTTTCGATCTCGCTCTCTCGATACGGCGAGATCTTGCAATGAAAACAAACCGACTCGCCGCCGATAAGAGGCAGGCCACAAGTTGGGCATTCTGCGTCGCGAATGTTGATAAATTTCGGCATTACTTCGTTGCTCGCTCTCTTTGCATTTTCGCGGCTGCGATCTCGACGTTAAGATCGCTTAATTGCTTGCCGAGGTTGTCGAGCTTTTGAGCGCTCGGCTGTCTCGATCGAAAGAGGCTCGCGAGGCTCTTCTTTAGCTTTCGAGCGCGTTCCTGCATTTTCTCAAGGCTTTCTCGTTTAGGCATCGCCGCCGCCGTTTCTAACGTAAATATATTCTGCCTGTTTTTTTACCGCTTTATTGTTCGTGTTCGCGTTTACCGAGGTTAGAAAATCGAAGGGCAAATAGTCCGCGCCTTCGCCTTCGCAAGCTATAACGAGGCCTCGTCGCGAGCGAATAAAATCAGCGAGTTTTGCGTAGTCGATACCGCCGTGAGGATATCGATCATTATTCTCGCGACGCGTTTGATTGATCTTGTAAGGTGGATCTATAAACCACGTCGCTTGAGGATTCATTAAAGACGCGCCGTTAAAATCGTAGGAATCGAGAGCGATATGCCAATGTCGGATCTTGTGCAAATTCGAGGCGATACGCTCTCGATCAGAATTCCACGAATTGAGGCCGTGACCAACCTTTCGAGGCTTTGCTTTGCCTCTACATAGGTGAAAGCCTATAAGCGAGCGCTCGGCGTCTATAAGCTGCTTGTAATCGTCGAGAGATACCTTACTCGGAACGTCTGGAAGCGATCGTATATCTTTCTCCGAGGCCTCGATCAAATACTGCCAGACCTCGACGACGACAGGCGAGAGATCGTAGAGCTGAACAGCATTCTCAAAATGTAAAAGCGAATAGCGCGCCGAGCCTGCGAAAGGCTCGACGATACGCCCGAACTGAGGCGGCGGGTATAAATGAGCTATTTTCGATTTACTACCGTAATAACTAAACATTTTCGACTTGCTCTTTAGTTTTCCTCTTTCGACTAAATTGGGCCATACCTTGCCCGCTCCTGACTGACATATCGATCGTTATCGGGCGAGCTAACCTTCCGCTATTCGGCGTCGAGTAACCTTTAAGAAGAGCGTCTCGTCGCTTCTTTCGATCTTTTTGCTTTTCGCCGCTGCGTATGTAATCGAGCGAATTCGAGGGCAAAGGTTTTTTAAGCAAAAAGCCCGCCTCAGGGATTGTCATTTCGCCGCGATCGAAGGCCTCGACTAGCGCCCGCATATTATCCGGCATAGAAAAGCGCTCGACGCGGCGATTTCCGTTTTCGTCTGGCAGATCGACATACGCCACGCTTTTGAAAAATAAAACTTTGCTTGATCCGAAAACGCGCTTACAGGCAGCGGCGAAAACGCACGCGCCCGGATCTTTCCTGACCGCTTTGTCTAAATCCTCCTGCGCGATAAATACTCTTAAATCGTGATCACCATCGACTACAGGTAGCCCGCCCCATAATCGCTCGATATGTTCTGATAGTCCTGATTGCTTTTCTTTCATAGTTTTAACCTCTACAAGTTTTTAGATCCTAGCGACGCGACGCCGACGCTAATAAATTAGGCCTCTTCGCCCCTTCGTCGAGAGGTAATAATTTCATTACTTCTTTCATTCGCCTTTCGAGATCGCTAATCGCTCGAAAGCCTTCGCTCTCTGCCATTTCGCGTAGAATCGGCAAGCCCGATTCTATCGACGACAAAACCTCGGCTCGTGTCGCTTCTCTTCCCTCGCAATACCAAAAAACCTGATCGGGCTTTCCTAAGGAAAAGAGTAGCTCGCTCTCTGTATCATTCGGGATTGCGTAAAACGGGCGATAATGTCGAGTCAGCCACAAACAGATAGCGCCCGGCTGTCGCTTAAGGCCATTCTCGCTCAAGCGCACGTCTTTCTCTTTGACCATTTCCGCGATGCCTTTCTCGTTTCGCTTTACTTCTGTCTGATTGAGGAAAGGGCAGGCCTTGATCGCAAATTCTGCGCATTCTCTATGCGAAGGCGGCTCTGCGATCGTTCGATTAAGAGCGCACATAGGCCCGATCGTAAAGGCTAAGGACACGCCGAGCTTTTGACCGCATACCCAACAGATTTTTCCTACGATCGCCTCGTAGAGTTTCGCGCCGTCCATTACGCGAAAATCGTATTTACCGTCTATCTGAGCGACGAACCACGGCACAGGATAGCCTCGATCATCGACAGGTAAGGCGCGAATTCGAGCCGGAACATTCGGCAACCCTTCGCGGTATCGTTTTTGTTTGTTTTCAGTCATTTTGTTTTTTCCTCTTCGTTTTTACATTGCCAACGTATGCCTGCTGCGTTTTGAGCAATTTCGGATCGTCTTTCAGGCGTTAACGATTCTGCTCGTGCCTTGCCGCCTTTGCTGTGATAATCGCCTACTGGCGAGCTCTCGACGCTTTTCTCAGACGGCGCAACGAAAGAGCCGTCTTGCCAACGCGAGGCGAGAGAGATCGCCTCTGCCATCGCCTTAGAAAACCGTGTCGCCTCGACGATACCGACGAAATGCGGAAACGTAACGTATAGAGTCACGCGCCCGCCTTCGCCGCTGATCGTCGTATCCTTTTTTAATTCGATTCGTATATCGCCCATCGGTTTTAGAAATGTTTAACGATTACATCGCTCGGCGTTTTTACAATTATAATCCCTGTTAGCTCGACGTTAGGCTTATCAGTTGACGGCGGGCGCTCGATCGGGTATCGAGGCGGCTCGATCGTCGAGGCCTGCGAGCCCGCCCAAGTCGCTCTAAGCTCTTCGTCGCTGCCTTGATAATCGTTACAGTCAACAGGATCATTTACGCCCGCGACGCTATGAGGCGTCGGGCCTGCGTCGCCGTCGCTATACTGCCAGAGGTAATACGAGTCAAAGCCGACAGGGAGCGTAGGCGTCGAGCTGTATTGAGCAAGCCAGAGTCGATAACCTTCGAGGCGAGCGTTTGCTTTGCCGCCGAGCTTATCCTTTAAGACGTGGCCTGAGTAGATAACGGGCGAGCGGCCCGATAGCGTCTCGATCGCTTCGAGGAAGTCGGCGAGATCGTCGAGAGAAACTTCTGCGACTTCATAATCAGCAGCGAGCAAAGATCGATCGTCGCTAACCGTTTGAGCCATTGCCCAAAAAAACTCTGCCTGAGCCTGCATATCTCCGGGCCTCAAGAAATGATATAAACCCCACGACATACCACGGCATTGCCTCGCGAGCGCGAAACGAGCCTCGACTTTAGAATCGAAATAGCTCGTTCCTTCGGTGCATTTATGGATTACGCCGCGAACACCATCGCCGTAGGCGGGCTCTAGGCTCTCAGGAATAACGTTATAGTGCGAAAGATCGATCACTTTTATTTTCGGCATTTTTTCTTGTCCCTCCGTTCCTTATCTCTCGTATTCGAGCAGGCCTTGCACGAGTCGCTTTTGCCTGAGCCTGCTGCGATATTTTTATTAAACGTTTTCGCGTCCGACCAATGCCGACCGAAACCGCACCAAAGAAACCCGTTTGCTCGCTTCGTCGCATACTCGCCTGTGCTAATTCCTAAGCGACGAGCAGCGCTGCGAATTCCGGCGAGCTTGTGAACGTTCATTTTTCAAGTTATGCCCTCGATCGGGAAGGCCTCGCCGAAGGTTCGCAGGAAGGCTCGCCGAGCACTATAGACGCGAGCGACGAGAGCCTCTTCGTCGAGATCTACCAAACATTCTCTATTGATCTCTTCCGTATAATAGCGAAAGCTGTTGATCTTGCTCGTAGGATCTCCTGACTGCTTTTTATTGATCGCTGTAATAATAAGCCCGACCTCGATTTTCCTTATATCCGTTGTATTATATCGCTCTGCGATTCGATCATCTGCCGGACGCCATTTCGTGCGTTCATTGAAAAAAAAATTAACGCTTAAGTATCGTTTGATAATTGATGAAGCTGTTTTAAAACCTTCAATATCAATCATCAAATCATCAAAGGGCGCACACGGTAAAATTCTTTGTGCGCTCAAAGGGCGTCGAGCGATGAAATCTTGTGCGCACAACTCGAAAAACTCTGTCAAAGTAAAACCTCGTTTCGAGGCGTATAGCTTAACCTCGGAAAGGAATTTTTCTGTCGTGCGAAAAACGACGCGTTTGATCTTATTTTCTGAAAGGCTGTGCGCACACGTCGAAATTTCCGTGCGCACGTTTGCCGTTTTCGTCTTAAAATTGTGCGCACGATCTGTGCGCTCAAGTTCCGTTGCGACTGGCCCCCGTGCGCACAAATCTTTTCGGCTGTGCGCACAATCAGCGATCGCATTATCCCGAATCGCGATCGCTGAATTTTGTATAGCCGAATCTGTCATTTGTTTTTAGGAATAAAATAATTGATTAAGAAAGCCTCTTATAAGATCACGAGAAAAAAGCGACGAACGATCTAAAGCGAGACACTGGCAACCCCTTTTTTTGTTATCAGGCCTCGTTTCTCATTCAAAGGATCGAAGGCCCGCCGCTCTTTTTTTGAAACTCGCGCATAATGCCTGCCGATAATTGCTCGGCGAGCCTCTAACCTGATCACCCCCTATATTGTTAATCTGCCGGAACAAACTCGACAGCAGAGCGACGGATAATAATCCTCTCGCCTGCGCCGAGCCTATTTTCTAATTGGTTTAATTCTTTATTGAGAGCTGAGCGAATAATATCTTGGCGAGACGCTCTATTGATAGCGTTAGCGACGACGCTTAAGCGATCATATAGATCCTCTTCGAGGTATAGCGATAAATGGATCGTTCGGCGGGCCTGCTCGATAGGCTCAGAATTTGTACTGCTAATACTACTCACCCTTTTTCCCCTTGAGGGTTACTACCCTTGTCAGCTCGTCGAGCTCGGGATTGTCTGCGAGGATTTTCAGACAAGCTCGACGAAATTTATAATAATCTTTAGAATTGGCATTCTATCGACGCTTTTTAGGCTTGTCAAGAAGTTTTTTTTCTTAGCGCTATACTTAATGCTATTCTTTGCGCTAAAGTCTTATCGTTCGATTTCCTAACAAACAAAAAACAAAAACTATGAACCAAACAATTGAAAAGACGCCTAAAATCTATAGGCCTGTAGATCCTTCGACACAGGTTTTTACTACGTCAGACTACGATCTCTTTAAGCGATTGCCCGGAAATCGCCCGATAACAGACTCGCACGTCTTGCAGCTCGTCAACTCAATGCGAGAGCACGATCTACAAATTCCGATTATCGTTAACGAGAAAATGCAGATAATCGACGGGCAAAATCGACTAGAGGCTCGTCGGATTTTGACCTTGCCCGTACCGTATATTATTGCGACAGGAATGACGCTCTCGGACGTTCAAAAGATCAACTCGACGAGCAAGCTCTGGAATTCTGACGATTACACCCGCTCTTTTATCGAGCAAGGCAATGAGCACTATAGAACCTATCAAGATTTTCGCACCACCTACGGCCTGCCTCACGAGGTATCGATTTTATTACTCGCGGGAAGAGGCTCGCGAGCTACGCGTCGCGATTTTATTCGAGGCGAGTTTCGGATTCACGATCTCGAAGGCGCGCGGACAATGGGCTCGCTCTTACAAACGCACGTTAGAGCAGTTTGGCCTTTAGGTTGGAAAGACTCGTATTTTGTTCGCGCTCTGTATATCGCAAATTCTCGTATAGGCTTTGAAATGGATCGCTTTATTTCTGCCTTGCCCGCGCAGCGGCATTTACTACAAATCTATCGCTCTGTCGATCAATTTCTTTTGATGATCGAGGATATTTATAATAGCGTGGCAGGCCGGAAAAAGGTTGCTATTCGATACGGGCAAACTGCCTACACTAACTTGAGTCCTGACAATAAAAAACACGCTGCTATGAGCGACGCCAAACGAAAGAGTATGGGCCAAACTCGACAAGTAAGAGAGCCGGATCGATCGCAGAAAATACTCGACGCTATGGCTGACGGCGAGCCTCGAAATATCTTTCAAATCTGCGAGGCAATTGGCCTGCCTAACGACGCGAAAGAATCTGTCGCGAAAACTTGCTCTTATCTTAGGATGAAAGGCGAGCTCGTTCGTGTCGAGCAAGGCATTTATAAAAAGAAAGCAAAACCTCAAAAATGATCTTGATCGCTCAATACCTCTGCCCTGCTCGTCATTGCCTTATTGGAATGGCATACGAGCAGGGCGCGTATAGCGAAAAGGCAGTCGAGCAAATGCTGCGAGCTGCCGGAGCGTCTTTGCAAATGAATCAATTTTGCGGCGTCTGTGGTTCGCCTGATCTACACTTCGAGCACGCCTCGACGAAGTTTAAGACAATGCGAGAGGCCGAGCCTGAGCTCGCGAGGATTCAGGCAGAAAATCTCGCGAGTCGAGCTGCGATCGAAGAGATCAGGAAACAGGCGAGAAAAAATTGATGCGTGAATCTATCCGGCATCGTTGGATTGTCGAATTTCGGATTTTCTTAAAAATGGGCATCGGCGATCATTACATTATCAAAGGGCGAGAGATCGAGAAAGTCGATCTAATGACTTGGGCTGAATGGTTTGAAGAGAATCTCGACGCGCGACGCGTCGCTCTCGACTCTCGCGAAGGCGTCGAGGTATCGACTGTCTTTCTAGGCCTCGATTATAATTTCGCGGGTATCGGGCCTCCGATCCTCTTTGAAACGATGATCTTTGGCGGCGAATTTGACTTGCAAATAATGGGCAGATACGCGACATACGACGAGGCTCTCGTCGGACACGTCGAGGCCTGTCGTCGCGTCGATATCGCCGACGTTCTCGCGAGCGAATTTATCACAATATGAGTAAAGATATTATCGAGGATCTCGTGCGTTTTTTTACGACGCTTGAGGCGGGCGCTCCTGTTACCTTTGCGAAATTGCCTGAGAGTTTTAGAGTCGAGCAAATGAAGATCTTTAGCCTCGCGACTGAGGATGAGGAAAAAGCGATCGAGCTCGCGATGCTCTTCTTAGGCTCTTACGCGAAAGCGATCGACGCGACGCCGAGTCAGCGATCTTATACTCGACATACGACAGCAGCTCTAATCTCGATCGGCCTTGAATCAGTCGCGGAATTTGCAGACCTTCCCTTGCGATTAAATCACGACGGCAGAGGCCCGCTCGACGAAACTCTTAACGAGTGGGATTTGGCCTTAAAACTAGATCGAGCTGCGATCGAAAAAGGCGATGCGTAAAAGGAAAGAGCCTCACGTCGTATTACAAAACGGGCATCCTCGCTGCCTCAACTGCGGCGCGTCGTATATCGTAAATCTGCCTGCTCCTGTCGATATCGTCGTCGCTATCTGGCGAGCTTTCGACAAACTTCATCGGCTTTGCCCTAAGAAAGGCGAAAAATTCGAGGCGAGTCGAGCCTATTACAAAAAGCGACGCGAGAAAGGAATTTGCACGCGTTGCCCGCAAAAGGCCGAGCCCGATAGATCTCGCTGCAAGGATTGTCGCAAGGCAGCAGCAGCGTATATCAAAAAGCGACGAGACGACGAGGCCTCGAATGAAAATGCCTAAATTCCAAAAATTTGAAAATACTCGAAAACCTTATCGCGGCGGCGGCTCTCGAATGTTCGCGACGCTCTCAGGCGATAATCGTCACGCGACGCTTACGATCGGCGCGTATATTCGAGACGCGGGCTTTAATCCTGATCAGCTCTATATGTTTCTTTGGGATGCCGACGAAATGATTATCGGCCTCGCGCCTTCCGAGCGCGGCTTTAAGGTTCGACGTATCGAGAATCATAATCATACGAGCGAAACGTTTACGATCGAGGCGCGAGGCTTTTGCTCGCAGTTCAATATTCGCGAGCGCCTCGAATGTTTTACTTTCGAGATCAAAAACGATACGTGGTTGCTCTCTATGCGAAAAAAGCTCGCCTAGCGATCGATTACCTCTAAAAGACAAAAAGGCCCGCTAGATTCGCTCTAGCGGGCCTCTATTCGTCGATCTCGCGTCGATTAAGTCGCGAGTTGAGTTATCAAATAACTCGCTGCTGCTTTCGAGAGCTGCGAGATATCGCCGATCTCAGGAAATTCGTCGGCGAGTACGTCGATCGCATTGAGGTTGTTCTCTGCGAGCTTGCGATCGAGCAAAACGAGCTGCGCGTTTGTCGCCGCGTCGCGAGCGTCGTCTGCTCGCCCTTGCGCAGGCTTTGTCGCTTGCGGGCGTCGAGGCTGCGACGATTGCCTGTTGCTTGACGAGCTCGACGAGCTCGACGAGTGATCTTTACGCCAGAGCTCGCGGCCTAGAGCGAAACTCTCGCAAGCTCGACGAAAGGCCTGAGCGTAGGCGTTAGAGAAAGGATCGCCGTAACCGTTAATGGCGAGCGATTCGAGGCCCGTTCCGTCCTGCGAGAAAATGCCGTCTGTCGAGTGAATCGTTAAGCGAACCACGACGCAAAGATTATCGCCGATCTGCTTCGTCTCGGTGACGTGCGACTCCCAAACTGGCACTCGCTCGTCGAGAATATCCTTCATATCGGTTATGTTAACGAAGGCGATATTACGCCCGCCGATATTTTTCGTCATTATACGAGAGGCCTCGATCGGCATCGCGAGGCGAGCTCGAATCGCACCAAACGAAAATTCGTCGATCTCGATCGCCTGTTTTTTTGCTGCTGTTGAATTTGTCATAAAGTAACCTCGTTTAATTATACGCCGCGACTTAACCGCTCGCGGCAAACGTCCTAAAGAGATTTTAACGAGAGGCCGTGCATTCGTTTGTAAAATAATTCCTGATCGGTTGCTACTAAATAGGCTCTTTTGCCTTTGCCGACTTTTCGGACGCGGAGCTCTTCTTTTGAAGGCCTGTCGAGCGTCTTTCTTTCGTAGTCGTGTAACGCTCGAAGAGCATCGTAAGCAGTTGCGTAATATCGCTTCATTTTGTAAAGAGCCGAGTTATACGATCTCGGCAAACGTCCTAAGAAAATTAAGCCTCTGGCGCGTAAAAGATCGGAGCCATTGAGTAATTCTCAGGCCTGACGCTCTCGCGCCCGTTCCATACCTTGATCTTGCATCGCTTGATCGTGCCGAACATATTATCTTTGATCGTGACAAAGCTCTTTGATCGAGCGAGAATCTCGATCGAGAAAATGCAGTTGTGATCGCCAATGCTACGAGCAGTTAAAGTCTGCCCTACCTCGATTGTTGCCGTAATTGTTTCGTTTGCCATAATTGTTGTCGGGCGTCCCGCCCATAGATAAAACTATACTCGTCGTATTATTCAAAGTCAATACTAGAGGTATAGATTTAGCAGATTTTTTGCACAAAAAAACGAGCTCTCGAAAGAGCTCGCCTTTTACCTAGCTGCTAGGATCTCGTTAAAATTTCAAAGTAGAGATACGAGCGAGCGAGGCCTTTGTTTTTTCAATGTCCTGAGCGCAAATCTCGTTTAGCATTTGAGCTCGCCCGATCGCGACGCCATTCTCGTAGCAGCGATCGCCGTAGGCCTTAATGTCAAAGCCTAAATAATCGCCGAGCTTAGAATAGCCGTCTGTCGCAGCCTCTGCTGCTGCCTGCTTCTTAGCTTTCTCGGCCTGTCTCGCTGCTCGATCGACTGGCTGCGAGGTAATTATCTTAACTTCCTTTACGGGCTTGACGCGCTTTGCTTTCGTTGCTGTTGTCGAGGCCTCTTTCGCCTCACCTTGAGTATTTTCTTTTGAATCTAACATTTTTTTAAGTCTCCTGTTTTTGTTTTTTGAAAAGCCGAGTTATACGATCTCGGCAAACGTCCTAAAAACCTTATTTAATGAGGTAGCGATAATGCGGCCTGACGCAAGGCCCACTGGCAATGATCGTCCACGCCTTAACGCTTTTTACGCCGTCTGTAAGCGTCGTCTCGATATTGACGCCGACCCAACCTGTAGCGACGACGAGCGAGCTCTGATCGAGGCCTTTCTTTTCGATACGAGCTGCGAGCTTAGCGATCGAGCCCGCGTAGTGCCTTTCTGCGAGAATTACCTCGCGTCCGACGAAATCCTCGATACCCGCCTCGACGATACGGCAGGCGTTTGATCGAGCCTGCTCTGCTTTGTGAAAGGCCTTGCCTTGAGCGTAATCGATACTGGCAAAACCTTTGCCCTTAACAAAGCCGGGCGTTGCAAAATCCGCGTAACGCGGGTAAGGCTTTGCTGCTGCCTGTTCGTATCTCGCGAACATTTCGACCGCATACTCGCGGGTTCGTTCGATAAATGCGACGAGTAGATCCTGCGTCTGCTCGGTTAAAATTGCGATCAAGTTTTCGTTATTGTTTGTCATAGTAGTTTCGGGCCTCGCCCTATGAATAAAACTATACCTCAGGTATTATTAAGAGTCAATACCTGAGGTATAGTTTTTGGCCTTTTTTTCAAATTATTTTTAGAGCTTAAAGGCCTCGCTGATCTCGCTATCAAAGCGAGCCCACGCCTGCGAGAAAGTATCTCGATCGCTCGCGTGATCTGGGCAAAGCTCGAAGCGATCAAGATGCCAACCGAGACGCCTAAGATCGCTTTCTAAGGCGAGTCGCGTCCGAGCGCAAAGGAAACAGACGACGTGCCTTTCTAGCAGCTCGCAGGCCTCGTCGAGCTCAATCGTCGCGATGTTAAAAACTGAGTAAACTTTGATAATGCCGTCGCGGTCAACCTCGATCGGCGAGCCGTCTGTAAAGGTAATTGTTTTGTTAGTCATTTCGTTTTTCGTTCCCTCGTGCAACTCGGTGCGTACCCTGTATGTTTAATGCCGTCGATCGTCTCGATCATTCTTAGAACAAAACCGCGAGGCGTCCACGCGATAAGAAAGCGACGAGCGCCGCAACAGCAGCGCTCGTCGTGCCAACGGTGGTTACGCCGCCTCATATTTTTTGGCCTCCGCGATAGCGACGTTTTTTTCAAAGTCGAGGCGAGACGTTACCCAACGCAGCGAGATCGTCAATTTAGCAAACGAATCGCTCGGAGTCTTGCCGTGATACCTCATAACGTGTCCGGCTACTTTCGTCGTCGCGACAAAGCCTGCCGAGCCGTGGCGAAAGATATTGATCTTAAATCGATGCTCGCCTCGCGTCGCGTAAAGAGTATCGAAATCTTTAAGACGCTCGATCGCGAGCTCTCGATCGAGGCGCTGCAACCTTTCGGGCATTGCTGCGAGAGCTCTAAGCCTCGCCTGTTCAATAACTGCTAGTGTTTTTGTTTTCGTCATTTCGTTTTTGTTTGAGCCGAGTTGTAACGATCTCGGCAAACGTCCTAAGGCCTAATTATTTAATGTCGTCGAGGTTGTCGCTTTCGAGAAACTTTTCAAAGCCTGCGAGATCTCGTCGCTCGAATTCGTCTAAGATCCACCCGCGAATCTTTGGCATTTGCTCGTTGTGCATCATCTTGTCGGTTGCGAGCCAAGTCTCTTTTAGCTGCTGCATCGAGAGGCTCGCGAGCATTGCCTCGTATTTGTCCTGACATTCCTGTAGATATACTCGACGAGCTCGATTGAGATCGCGAGCGTAAAATTTGCGTGGTGAAGGATTAGCTTTAAGCCTCTCGAATTTTTGTTTAGCTGTTTCGTTTTTGTTTGCCATAATTGTTGTCGGGCGTCCCGCCGATAGATAAAACTATACCTCAGGTATCAATTGAAGTCAATACCTGAGGTATAGTTTTATGAGAGATCGAGATCTCGATCGAGGCCTCGATTTGCATTGAGGCGCTCGCTCGCGTATTATTTGAATCCGTGCCGCTGTTGAGAGATAGCCATCGCACACCCCACACAAAGAGACGGCCTGCTTAAGCACTATCGAACGACGTTAAATCGAGGCCTTACAACTGATCAGCGGGTTTTCGTTTTTGTTCCCTCTGTTCGATCTTGAGGCTTTCGATTTACCGAGGCAGGCCGTTTCCCTTCATATAGACAAAAAGAAAGGCCTAAGCTGCTAGCTCAGGCCTTTTTCTATTTTGATCGTCGAGAGCCTAACGCGTTTGGCCTTGATCGTTATAAAGTCGCTTAGGCGTCTTACAGACCTCGCCGCAGGCGTTACAGGTCAAAGTCTTTTCGCGTGTCGAGTCGTTAGCGTTCCATAAATGCGAGCCCGTTCCTGTTTCCTCGATCGGCTCGCCGCAGTTCGGACAATCGACGTAAAGAGCTGCGACAGTTGTTTTCGCCGTTCTCATTTCGATACCTCAGAAGCGAACCACGCGGCGAGCTCTCGTCGATATCGATTCGGCACTTTGCCGCACGTCATACCGCCGCCCTCGTCGAAAACGCCGTCGATCTCGTGCGTCGTAAGATCGACGTATGCGTATGCCTTCACAAGCAGCTCGCCGAGCTCGTCATAAACGTTTTTTTGCAAGGCAAGATCGAGGCCTCCGACGCCTAAGGCCTCACGTAGATCCTGAGGCCCGCGACGCGAGCCCTCAAGCGTATCGAAATGGTTAACATCGTGTATATCGTCGAATTCGTCGCAATCCTCGAAAACCCACTCGTAAACTGTTAATTTGCTCATTTTTGTTTTTTTAAGGCCGCGATTTAATCGCTCGCGGCAAACGTCCTAAGAAACGTATTCGTTATGCAACTGCCATTTAAGCTCGTAGGCGGTTGCTTCTCTAACTACTACGTCCGAGCGATCGCTATTGACCGAATCTGTATAGAAAGTAAAGCCGTGGTATCGAGCCCAACCGAGGCCTTTGCTCTCGGCGTCGGCTTTGTCTTTTGCCGAGAACGTAAAACGAGGATCGGGCTCTGCACCCTCGTAACCTCTAACGCACATTGTATAAATTGTTGTATCTGCCATTTTGTAAAGAGCCGAGTTATACGATCTCGGCAAACGTCTAAGAGCCTCGATCGTTTATACGTGCTCAATAATATACGTCCGAATTCCTTTCGCACTATTGATTCGCTCCGTGACCGTAAAGCTCGCCTTTACTACCTTTTTGTCTCTACCAAGTCGAGACAAGCAAACAACTGTCACCGTAGATTTTGAGAGGCCCGTCTTTCGATGCTCCATTACGGCATCAAATGCTACTCGCTTGTCCATTCCGCTAAAACTCATTCTGTCGATCATTTTTGTTTCTCCCTTGAGGGCGTCCCGCCCTATGAATAAAACTATACCTCTAGTATTATATGAAGTCAATACTAGAGGTATAGATTTAGCAGATTTATAAAAATAATTTCGAGGCCTTACCTGATCGCTCGCAGGATTTCCTTCACTAGCTGCTTGTGGCGTCGCTTGACAACCCAATCAGCCGAGGCGGTAAACGATCGAGGCTCGCGAGGATAGAGCATATAAACGCCGTCAACTGCGTTAATTTGTAAAGGCAGCTCGCCGCCTTGCTCGATAAACGATCGAGGAACGATCTCGACGATCGATTGAGGCAGCTCTATTCCTTTGAGAGGCCGCGAGGCCTGCCCTAGAGTTGGATCGATAAGAAGCGAGTCGCTAAGCTCGACGAGAGCCAAATGCGCTCCCCACTTGTTATAAGGCATAGGCTCAAGGCCTAGTCTCACTTTTGCGTTAAGATAGCCGAGCCCGACGCCCCACGCGCCGGAGCTGTTGAGAAAGGCCTTTCGCTCGTCTGCCTTGAGATCGTCGAGAGAGCAGTCGTCGATCGCTTCTTTCATTTGCTTATTTACAAATTGAGCGCGAGCGACGATCGGATCAAGGCGAATATTGACCTCGCGCAGAGCGAGCTGCAAGGATCTACACGCCGCGATACAAACGTCGGTGCGATGCCACGAGCGCCAGAAACGATCGGAAACGTCGAGAGCTCGTCGAATGATCTGTACTTTATTCATTTTGAGGAAAGATAGCGACAAAGCCCGCGAATGTTCCCGCGTCGCTTACGAGCAGCTCGCCGAGCTCGCCTTCTGAGTCGAAATAAAAGAGCCGCCGCCCTGCTAGCAAGGGCGCAAGCTCTACGACGACGCTCTCGGCTGCGTTTGTAATCGTCGCGAATAAATGCCACGGCCCTTGATCTCGAATTGTAAGAGCCTCGTCGCTCTCGCTCTCGATCGAGTAATTAGCTTTGAGCTCGCGCTGATAGACGCCGCCCTCGTCTGCGACGAGGCCGATCTGTGCTGCTATTATTTTATTCATTTCTTTTTGAGGCTCGGCAAGATCGCTCGAAAGCCGTTAACCGTCATATCGAAATCTTTGTCCGGCTCGTGCATCGAGGCCAAAACCTTAGGACTAACGCCGCAGCGATTGATCAGCTCTTCAATTACGATCAGAGCGTCGCCTGAGTCAAGCTCGACGCTGACTCGATAACCATCATCGACTTTTGAAAAAAAGACGATCGCCCATTTATCGCCGTCAGCCTTCGCCTGCTCAAGATCCGGCAAGGCCTTAATAAATTCATCTGCTTTCATTTTTGTTTTTTCTCCCTTTTATCAAAATAGAAAAGCGGCGGCTCGTGAAGCGATACCGCCGCTTTAACGCCGAGCTTGCATAGTTGTCTGCCGTGTCTCCCACTACGCGGCAAAGCTACAAGTCGGCGGGCCTAATTCTTATGACTTCTCAAAAAGCGATCGAGCATTATTTCTGCGATCTGTCCCGGCACTATCTCGATCTTATGATCGCCCTTTTGATATTCGATCGAGCCGCATCGCCTACAAAGTAAGATCGCAGATTTTTTGCGTCGCATCATATTTCGCGTCGAGGGTGCTACCCAAACGCTCGCCTTACATCGCGAGCAATAACCGACGATCGATCTCGCGACAGGCTCGCTCGTCTTTTTCGTCTCGATACAAATAATGAAAATCTCGTCGCTCATTTCTTACGCCGACCATTTTTGACCTCAAGATATCTTACAGCTAATTCTAAATATGGCGGCATTTTGAGATCGCCGCGCTCCCAACGCACGACACTATTTCCACGAACGCCGAGCGCTTCTGCTAGTTTCTCAGCAGACATTTGTAAAGTTTGTTTTCTAAATTCTCTTAATTGTTGTCCATTCATACTCTAATAATTATACTCAGGGTATCATATAAAAACAATACGTCAAGGATAGTTATCCGAGGCCTCGCGAAATTTCCTTGACGCAGGCCGCTCGGACAGGTTAGAATTCGATTCTCATTTCAATTGATCGCAAGGCTCGCCACTCCTGAGAAACTCTCGTAGCTTTCCGGCAAAAGGCCCGCGCTCGTCTAACCTGATTCACAAGCAGTTATGGAAATAGAAAGAGAGGAATTCGATTTGCTTAATGCAAAGCTCGATCGCATCCTGCAAATGGAAACGACGGTCAATGCCTTAGGGCGAATCTTGATTAGGCGTCGGACAGCGGTTGATCGAGGCGTGTCTGCTGCGACGATCGATGGTAATAATAAGATAAGCAAACTCGAAGAGATCGGGCATAAACGAACCTATGTCGAAATTGGTGAAGTGGCCGTCATTCCTCAGCGAAAGCGAAAATCGAAGCGATAAAAGAGATAAATAGATAGTTAAATAGATAGTAGCCGCTCTCTAATTCCCGTAACCCCCTATAACTCAACAATTTAACTACGTGCGCTGCTTGGACTCTTAATCCGTGGGACGACAGTTCAAACCTGTCTCGACCCAACTCCAAAACCCCTATAAAACCTAGTGAATACGCGGCTCGCAACGATGCGAGCCGTTTGACTATTTTTTCTTAAATAGTATAATAATCGTATCTACTATCTATTAAATAGATAGTGAATAGATAGTAGATAGATAGTAAATCCTCAACAGTAGAGCAACGGAGTATAAACAATATGACCGCAGATAAAACAAAAACAAAGACGAAAGAGCGCGCTCGATACGGCTCAAATACGACGACGATCAAAGGTAAGTTATACGCCTCGATGTATGTCAAAGACGCGAATGGCAAGCGAAAGCGACTCTATAAAAAAGTCGAGAATCAGACAGAGGCGAATCAATGGATTTCTGAGCAGCTCGGCAAGATCGCAAATAACGGCGGCGTGCTCAAGATCGACCCTAAGACGACAATCGCGGATCTCGCGAACTGGTATAAAAAGAATTTTCTTATTGCTCCTGTTATCGATCGCGATAACGTCAAGGTGCGAGGCGTCAAAGGTTGGAAAGGGCAGCGAGCTAAGCTCGATATGATTTGCAGATATTTTGGAGCTCTGCCTCTCGCGACGAGCGACGCCGACGAATTGATCGAAGAGCAAAAGAATTTCTCGACGCGTTTTAGCGGCGGGCGCTTGATCTCAAAGATCGACGATCTAACGCTCGAATTATTTGTGCAATATAGAATCGAAGAGGATAAGGTAAAAACTGCGACGACAAATCGAGATCTCGCCTTAATGCGAGCGATGTTTATTGCAGGCAAAAGCAAACATCAACTGCTAGTGCTCCCGAAATTTCCGATTCAGGCAGCAGGCGAGATCAAACGCGAAAGGATCTTGACCGCAGGCGAAGAGCAGGCCTTGCTCGCTCAATGCGTCGATTCTGAGACGATAACGATCACGCGTAAAGGCAAAGAGTATCAGCAGACGATTCAAGCTAAGAGAGCTCGACTATTGCCTCGTCTTATTATCGCGATCGATACCGCCTTGAGAGCAAACGAGATCAAAACTTTAGAATGGTCGGACGTTAACCTCGAAAGGCGAATTATCAACATAAGATTTTTCAATGCGAAAACTCAAAAAGAGCGAGCCGTGCCGATCTCGGATAGATTAAAAGACGAGCTCGAAAAAATGCCGCTTCGCACAGGCCTCGTTTTTCGCGGCGGCTATAAGCGAGCATTTGCGACAGCTTGCAAACGAGCGAAAATTACAGGCCTTCGCTTTCACGATCTTAGGCATACAAGCACTACGCGATTCGTCGAGGCAGGCGTCCCTCAAACAATCGCGATGAATATTACAGGCCATACTCAAACATCAACCTTTAAGCGCTACGTCAACTCGACCGACGCGACGATCGACGACGCTCGCGAGAGCCTCAAGGTTTATAACGCGACGCGACAACAGCAAATTATCGATGTTCAACAAACGAGTGAGGCGATAAATTAAATGGACATTCACGACGGCGATTATATTGTCGGTTTATGGTTCGGCGGCGCGAAAGGCGCGCCGTCGAGCGATTGCCTTATTACTCTTTTGCGACGCAAAAATAAATGGTTTTTAGAGTGGCGTTTTCGCTATCACGTTGACGGACAGCCCTTCGATTCTAAGGATGCAAAGAGTTTTTATCGCTCTACGCTCTCAGCAAAGGATTATCCATCTGAGGCGATTGTTTTAGATAAACTCGAAATCTGGCTAAGCATTATCAAGCTAAAATATCACGATCTTAAATATTACCCTGTACGCGGCGGGATCGACGAATTTCTCGCGGTGATATCTAAGCAGGGGTGGGCGCATTTGAAATTTCTCAAAGAGAGCGAATTATGAGAGTCTGCCAACATTGCGACGAGATTATCGAGGCGCACGAAATTATCGAGCAAGCGAATTGGCATCGTGAATGCTTATTACGCTGCGTTACTGGCTCGGCGGCTCATATTAGACGACAGCGCGACGGTTTGCCTTGCAATTGGCTATGTCACGAATACGAATACACGATAAGCAAACGACAAGCTGCGATCGAGGCTTTCGAGGCGTTTAACGAGCGAGACGGACTCTCGCATTAAAATTATGAGAAATTACTATTGGGAAATCCTGCCTATGACGTTCGGAAAGTTTCGCCTCGTCTATACTGACGGAACGTTTATCGATCGAGCTTACTGATACGACGATTTTTTCAAGGCCCGTGAGGCCTTGCTCGAAATTGAAAGTAATCCTGATCTAAAAGAGCCCAACGGTTGGTATCGCTCGCCCTTCGATGGTCGGCGAAGGCCTGACGGCGATAGCTCGAAAGAATATATTTACGAATGAGAAAGCGAGATCTACCTTTAAGAAAAACGATGTGCGCGACTTGCCCTTTTAGGCCTAACTCGAAATACGCGGATCTAAGGCCCGATCTCGAATTGAGCGCGCAAAGAGAGGCGAGCCGTATTTGTCACTCGACAGGCTCGAACAATGCGATTAACCGTCGTACAGGCCTGCGAGAGCATCTTTGCCGAGGCGCTCGCGACGTTCAGCTCGATCTCTTCTTTTCGCTAGGCGTAATAGACGAGGCGAGCGACGAGGCGTGGAATGCGTCGCGAGTCAAATTCGGTATGAAAGAGCAGCTCATCCAAGATCCTATTAAGCGTCATTGACAGTCGATCGAGGCCTAAGCTAAATTAACTCTGCCCATCTGTTCGGCGTCTGGCTGCAACCTGTCGAAACGGAGAAAGCCTCTACAAGAAAAAGACACGAGCTCATTCGGGGTGAGCTCGTGTCTTTTTGGGTTTTATCCGATATACTGTAGGCCTTCAAAGGTTAAGAATATGAGTAGCTTTACAGTAAAGCTCGTCGGAACGATCGAGACGACAGACGAGCAGCCGTGCGTCGCAAATGTTAAATTTACGTGCGCAGAATCGCAAGGATTAAAAATTAAGGGAGATTTAACAGCAATGGAATTAAGAGAAGGTCAAAAAGTCAAATTAACGGTCGCGCCAAAAACGGCGAACGGCAATCCTGCCGGAATTGAGGAAGGCTCTGCCGAGTGGACAAGCTCGGATAGCGCTATCGTATCGGTTGAGGCTGACGCGGCTAACCCGTTTGAGGCGTGGGCGCGAGGCGTGGACGGCTCGAATAATGCCTCGGCTAATATCGAGTTTCGAGCAGACGGCGATCAGGACGCAGGCCCGAACGATGTAAATGAGATCGTCGGTACGCTCGCTGTTACCTGTACGCAAGGCGATGCGGTTACTGTTGAGATCGAGGCCGGAGAGCCTACAGACGACGACGGCTCGGAAATCGATAACTCGCTGCCGAGCGGTGGAGCTCGCCCTGATAACTCATTGCCCGGCAATCAGCCTGAGATCGATAACTCGCTGCCGAGCGGTCGGCCCGATCGTCCTGATAACGCGTTGCCGGATAATCAGCCTGAGATCGATAACTCGTTGCCGAGCGGTGGCGGTAGAGTCGATAATACGCTGCCGGAACACGGTGCTCCGAAGCGTCGAAAATAATTCGTTTTTCTGTTGTGTTTATTGCTTGTGTTTGGGCTCGTCGCGAAAGCGTCGAGCCTTTTTTTAGGCCGGATGACTCGTCGCCCATAAATAGTAAAGTTTCTCGCCTTGCTTTACTATTCCTAAGAGCATACCCGCCATTAAAGACTCTTCGCCATTCTCGCCAAGTAGAGCGTTGCCGAATTGAACATTCGGCGGCGTTTGAGTCGGGTTAAGAGGATAGATCGGAAACGAGCCGCCTGCTGCGATCGTTATCGCAAAAGCTCCAAAGTTCGGCGGCGTCGCTCTTTCCGTATAGGTGATCGTATAGGTTTTCGAGCCTGTTAAGCCCGTATGATAGCTTAAGGCCTCGTTCCATTCTGGCGGCGGCGCGCCGTGCTCCCACGCATCGACAAAGCTCCAATTGGCGATATAATTCGGGTTCTCAAAGTTTCGAGGTTGTATATGATAAAAATTATTTAGCTGTACTTGAATACCGCCTGCGGGTGGCCCGAAACTTGAGCAAAACGAGCCGCAAAAGAAAGGCATAAGGAAATATTGATCGTTTACGCCGCCTGTAAAAGCTACTGTCGGGCTATCGAATGAAGGCTCATTTGTATATTTTGTAATATCAGGATAAGAATCATAAAAGACGCTAAGAGTCTCGGCGTAACCGCCTTGCTGATTAAATCGCAAAACTCTAATAAGCGTCGCGTCCGTCGAGGAAAAATCGATCGCTTTTACCTTGAGGCCTTCCTCAACCCACTCAGGCGAGCTAAAATCGAATTGGCCTGCTAAAGTCGAAACCTGTATCGGAAAGGAATTGCCAACAGATTTCTTGATCTGCCTAAATGTCGTCGGGAAATCTTTAGCCTCGACGCCCGTTAATATACTCGCCTCGAATTCGTGTAATTTTGCTAAGGTCAAAGGCGCTACCTGATAAACGTGATCGCTCGCGTGATCAGGATCGGGCGAAGGATGTACGACGAGGCCCGGATCGTATGTAAAATTATTTTGAATCCAACCGCCGTGACCATCTGATTTTTGTGCTAGATCGTAAAACTTAATGACGCCGCCTTTTAATCGTCGCTTGAGGTAGTCGGGCTCTGTCTTGATATCGAGCGGGCCTTTATGCTTTGGCGTCGCGTGGATAACAGGGCGTTTTCGTCTAATTGAGATTTCGACTTTAGACATTTACATTGCGAGATCGACGACGACATCGAATTGCACGCGAGTTGGTTCGAGCACGGCTCCTGCGGTGATTCTAAGCTCAAAGTTTTGCGTCGAGCCTGCCCACGGTGCGAGAAAGAGCTCAGTCGTTTCGATATTGACGAAAGCATCGCCGACGTGTCGAGCCTCGACAGTTACATCCGAGATCGAGCCTTGCTTTACGCGCATCGAATAACCATTCGTGCAAACTACAGGAATCGTGCAAAGCATAACCTCTAAGGGCGCTATCGTTCGAGTAAACGAGGGAATCTGTTGCAAAGGTGCGTTAGATCCTACGATCGCACGCCCTGAGAGCGTCATTATCAGGCCTGACGCGTCGATATCGAGCGTCCGGCCCGTAATAATAAAATTACCGAGCGAGTTACCGTCTCGATCACCGACCTTGATTGCGACGCCTCTCTTTAACGAGGCGTCAAAGCCTATAACAGGAATTGAGACTGTTCCCGCGCCTGCCTGCCTTTGAGCGATCACGCGCTCGGCTAATGGCAAAGCGTAAGCGAGAGGCAACTCGCCGACAGGAAAATCCTCGATCCGATTCGACGATCGAGCAACAGCACCGGGCGCGAGCGCGAGCAATTGCTCCTGAGTCGATGAGACGCCTGAGATCCCAACGTCACCTGTTCGCTCGCTCATTTTATCGACGACGACGAGCCCGCTCATTTCATCGACTTCATACTCTCGAATCCGAACATTGCCGTTTCTTAAAGGCTGCGTCGTTTCCTCTCGCGTCTTAATATTCCCCGTAACGAAGGTATATTTAGAGCTGATCGGTTTGACATTGCCTGAGCGCTGCGAGGTCATTAAGTCGCGTTTGTACGTCGAGCCGTCTGGCAGAGTGTCCTCGTCGTCATAAGAAATAATTCCCTCGCTGTGATAAGAGCGTCGAGCGACGTACTGCGTTAAACGCTTAAACGGGTGCGCCGCATAAGCATATTCCTCGGTTTCTGTTAAGACGTTTTGCAGCGTCGGCGGTAATGTCGGGTTCGTAATCGGAGGCAGTCTCTTCTGCGTAACTTTACGAATATGAGCAGGATAGCCGTTCGAGGTAAATTCTACAGTTTCCGACGTATTATCGACTTCATAATCGAAAGAGTCGAGCAAAAACGAGCGTCGATTTTCGATGTTTACCGCCTCGCGAACCACGATCGAGCCCGTAGCTGTTTTCTTGCGAAACTCGATCGTTATCACTTCGGATTCGATACGAACATTGCCGCTCGTATTTTTCGGATAGTCAAAACGAAAGGTTGTGTAATCGTAGTTATTTTCGAGGCCTACATATTGGACTAAAAGGCCATCGAGCGATTGCTGCGCTTTTTGCGAGCTCGTCGCGAGAGGCCGATCGATCGTAATTTCCTTTGGCTCAGGAAAACCTACAGGCTGCGGCAAAGTAGTATCTAAGATCCAAATCGCGTTATCGACGAGCGAGATCGCGGGCGAGTACATACCAATAAAACCTTTAAGGCCGTCGTAAAAGCGTTGGCCCATTTGCACTTGATATCGTTGCAAAGGGTAATCGTCGGCGGGCAGATTCGTAAAGACTTGCTCGAAGTCGCACTCGTTTATAAATATTTTTTGAAAGAGATCACCTAAGGTCATTCCTGCGATCGCGGTTATAGCGGGCGCGTATAGGTTGTCTCCTGCGTCTTTGATCGGCGTCATATCCGCGTCGCTGATCGTAACTCGATCGGAATCGTAGATCACGAGGCCTGTCTCTGAGGTTCTATTGAGGCGATTAGTATCATTTGAAACGATCGTCACGCTTACGGCGTCTGCAAGGTGATTCGCATCGCCTTGAATATTGTAATTGACAGAATCGACGCTCCCGCCCTTTAGCAAGGTTTGAAATGTCAACTCGTCCCAAAGGCCTGCGATCGTTCGACCGATGCCGAAGTCGATCGAGGCGAGGCCCGTAAAGAGAGCTCGATCGTCATCTTTTAAGAGCGTGATCGATAGCGACGAGCCGAGCGTGTTTGCATCCTCGTTATAGCGAACCGCACCGCGAATCTGTACCTCTACGCCGTCAACTAAGATCCGAGGAAGCCAGAGGCTATGCGTGATCTCGCTCTCGACAGGGATTAGATCGAGAATAAACGTCAATGAAGAGGCCGTCGTCGGGCCTGCTGTAATCGGCGGGAATGAATCGATAAAAGGCATATTAAGCCGCTGTAAAAACTCCAATTGCCGCAGCCCAATCGACAGGAACGCCGAGAGCCCAACCAGTTGAAAGAGGCGTCGCGAGATCTTGAAGGCGATATGCGGCCTCCTGCGAGGCCTTCGAGCCTTCGTGTGCGGGCGTTAAACGAGTAAAACCATTCGTCGGCCCGCCCGCGTAATAATTGTCTGTAGGCCACGCGCCGACAGCAATTCCCAAATTGATATCTGACAAAGGAATAGCGACATTGGTATTTACTGCGTTACTCGCTGCGCCAATATTCGAGTTGAGCGCCTCAGGCGCTACGTTAGCGAGCCCGCTCCATTCTTGAATATTCATATTCATACGCCCGTAATCGTTGCCCAAAAGCTGAAAGAAAGTCTCGCCGCCAGTAACGTTATGTAAAAACCAAATCTCGGCGTATATCGCGTCGCTATTGACCGTTACGCCTTGAGCGAGAGGCTCGTCGCCGACCTGTAAGAGATAGATCGAGCCGACGCTAGGCTCGAAAGAAATGCAAGCGATTACCGAATTTCCTGCGGTCAAAGGCGCGGGCCACGTTACAGCTCCTGTATCTGCGAAATTCGCTAAGGCCGTCGATTGCTGCACGAAAGCGATCGAGCCACCCACAGGCGGCGGCGTCGCTTTTTGCATCATTGAAATTAACGAGCGATACATTTTACGCCTGCTGATTAACGCCGAGAACGTCCCAAACTGCCTCAGCCGCGTTATAGATTTGTCCGATATAAAGCGTCTTGTCGGGTATCGTCTCGACGGGCAAAGTAACGCCAATAGCTCGATACGAGGCGTGCCAACCGAGCGCTTGAGGCGAGCCATTATCTCTAACGCGTATGATCATCGGTTGCCCTTCGCTCGGCGCGCCAGTAGGTGCTCCGAAGGCCGCTGCTTCTGAAAGAGCGGTAACGATAAACTCGTCGTGCGCGTCTGCGTTAGGCGTAGGCGTCGGGCTCGAAGCGATCGTGCCGACGCGAGAGGCAATAGCTTTGCCTACGATCGGGCTCTTAATCGTAAAGATCGCGCCGCCGCCAGAAACTACGATATCCGTATAATCACCGTCTGAGAGAGAGCCACTAACTATCGCTGCTCGTAAAACCTCGATCTCGTCGCGAGTCGCATTTTTTGACGCCGCGTGCGTCGCATCGCCTTGCCAGAGAGCCTCGTCGTAAGGCGCGTCGCTTATGGCGTCACCGATGCCGCTCGGTACGCCGTCGTCAACATCGATAACGATCGTAATAGGCCCGTTAATTGTTCCTGTTGCTCTCGCGTCGATCGTCGGGCTAAAGCGATCGAGGAAGTTAACAGGAATCGCGAGGCCTTCAATAAAGGGCGCAAGATTCGTCGCTGTTATATGAGGGCGATCAGCACCGAGCAGGACATTAGCGCCATTGACTTTTAGGCCAAAAAACCAGTCGTCGGCAAAATCCGTTACTCCTGCCGCGACGAAATAAACAGCAGAGATCGTCCCTGCTGCTAAACAATCGACGTAGCATTGAGAGTGAAAATCGCCGATCGCTTGCAGGCTATTTCGATAAATAAATGAGTGAGGAACTATCATAAATCGCCTCTTTTTTTACGCTGTAAAGCCTCGCGTTATAAGCCTGATCTCGACGTTATAGAGCTGATCGTTAAAAAATTCGCCAGTCCACGTAATCGGCGGCGTGTCGCCCTCGAAGAGCGGGTCACAATCGACGAGCGCGCTCATAGGCCCGTTTTCGATCTTGACAGGAATTGCGCTCGCGCTCGCGTTTGCCGCGTCGATCTCGCTTTTGAGTAGATCGAGCGTGTCCTCGGTAACGACGAAAGGCTTTGTCAAGATTCGGACGCCTTGCCCTAAATTCTCGCGAACAAAATTGTATGGTGCTCCATTTAGAGCAATTCGCGTCGCTCCTGTATGACCGAGAAAGAGGCTCGTTAAGCCTTGAACATTCGCCGAGCAAGGAACACCGAGAGGCGTTCCGTCCGTGCTTAAGACGACGCTTCCGATCGTTACGAGATAAGTTTCCTCAGCCATTTCGTTTAGTACGCGCTGCCAATATAGCTCGGCACGTAATTAGGATTATTCGCCTGATACATCGAGCCTACGTCGTTAGGCGTCGCGGTAACTGCCGTCGCCTTTTTGTCGCTCGTGTCGTCTTTGAGCGTGATATCTGTTTTCTGATTCTGAGCGTTTTGAGCGATCGCATTTAACGTTTCCTGCGAGACGCCTAGAGTCGAGGCGATAGCTTTCAAATAGCCCGCGCTCTCGTTTTGGATCTTTAAGGCGTCGATCTCTCGCGTCTCTGCCGCCTCTGCTCGACGCTCAAGCGCTGACGCGACTTGATTTCTCTCGTTAAGATCTAATTTATTAGGATCTATGCCCGACGCGAGCGAGATCAGGCGCTGATCGTTTACCGCCTGCTGCTGCGGGTTCGAGGCCTTCGATGCGTTAATAATTCCGATTTGAGCGTCGAGGCGTGTTCGTTGCGCGAAGGTTGCCGGATCTCGAATAAACTCAGGTATCGTTTTATCAATTTCCTTTTTCAAGAAATCTTGGAACGATTGACCGTTATAAGAGAGAGGATCTCGCGAATCTTGCTGCCTCGCGTTATATTCCTGAGCTTTCAAATAAGTAAAATTAGGATTATCAGCAAGGAAATTGCGCTCGGATCGAGCGAGCCTCTCTTTTGCCTGCTCGTCTGTTGGCGGCGGGTTTCTAAATTCCTCGGCCTTCTGGCGTAAATTAAAGGCCTCAAGTTTCGCGTCGAGGCGAGCAGCGTAGAGCTGATTTGCGACGATCGTTTTTTGTAGATTTTCTGCGACTAATTCGAGCTCAGGCTTTAGGCCTTGCAGATTTTTTCGCAGAGTTTCGAGAGCTTTGTCGGCGTCTGTAAAGATCTTGACGAAAGGATTATCGGCGTTTGCCTGAACTGTTAGCGATCGAATCGCCTCAACCGCATTTTTTGCGAGCTCGATTCGTTTTTTCGCCGCTTCCTCTTCGCGCTTTTGCCTTTCCTCTTCGTTAGCCTTGCGCTCGGCCTCTGAGCGTTCAAAGGCCTCAGACTCGAATTTACTACGCTGAGCGGCTACCGCCTCAGGCGAGCGCTCATTTTGAAGCGTGTTAATACGAGAGCCTAGATCGAGCATACGCTGCCTACGCCCTTCGGCGTCGCCCGTTCCTTGCAATAATTTATCCTCGTTTTTGATTCGTTCGAGTTGGGCCTGTAAGAGCTCAAGATTTGTGTTTTTATCGAGCTTTGCTTTTTCCTCGGCGTGTGCGAATTGCTTTTGCTGATCAGCTAAAGCGTCAAAGGTTAATTGTCGCTGCTTTGCGAGCTCTGACGAGGCCTTACCGTAGGCGATAGCCTGAGCCTCGATCATCTTGAGCTTTTTCGCTTCCGTCTCGGCTATATCGCTCGTTATGTGATAAACGACATAGGCAGCAGCAGCGACGAGCGCGAGGCCTGCGACGATCGGCCCGACGCCGACAGCAGCGACGGCTGTTAGCGCCGAGGTAAATAATCCTGTCGCTGCGGCTGCTTCCGTCGCTGCTACCGCTGCGGCCTCTTCTGCGACGACAACCTCTCCGGCTGCGATCGCTGCGCCTTCCTCGGCTCCGGCGAGAGCTGTCGCTGATATCGCCGCGTTTCCTTGAGCGACAGCGAGCGTCTCTGCTGTCGCTGTTGCGTGCGCTTGAGCGGCGGCGAGAGCCTCGCCTGCTGCTGTCGAGGCCTCACTCGCTGCTGCTGCTACTTTGACCTGAGCGCCAAACTTGTTATACAGAGCGATGCCCGCGTTTATCTCGGCCTCGTTAATTCCTAAGGCAGTAAGGCCTGTCGCTCGAAAGAGAGCACCGAAGCCACGCACCATTTTGATTTTGCCCGCCGTTTGCTCTTCGAGAGCGACTTCCGAGGCCTTTTCAGCTCGATAGATTTCGAGCTTTGCTTTTGAGTTTTCGAGAGCCGTCGCTCTTTGTTTCTTGTCGATCTCGGCCTCGGCGTTTGCCGCTGCGAGTTGTTGGCCTCGACGAAATTGAGCATCGCTCATTGGCTCAGGCGTCGGCGATTTGCCGAAAATATCATCCGGCCCGATATCGCCTCGACTTGAGCCGATCGTCGCATTTCCTGAGGCCTTGAGATTTTCCGCGTGCTGCGCGGCGGCGGCTGCTGCTCTTTGCTCGCTCTTCGTTAGCTTGTCTGTCGATACGGTTAAGGCGTCTGTCGCGCTCGTCGCTTTCTTGAGGCCTGTTTCTGTCGCGTTGGTAAAATTCGTTACTTGAGGCGATGCGATCTTGATCGAATTCGTCAGCTTATCGATCGCAGCGCTCGGATTGACGCCCGCGAGCTTATTAAGGCGAGCGTTTACCTCGTCAGCCGTCGCAAAGAGCTGCGTCGGGTTTCCTACAAAATCGACTTGTACGATATTGCTTGGCATATTATCGAGCTAAAGGATCTCTTAAATATCGCTCGCGTTCAGTTTCAAAGACGTTAATAAAGACGGCGATTTTGACGCTTAGAGAGCCTCTCTCTGCCTTTTCGTCTCTAAGAGATATGATCGTATTAAAGACGCTCATAATCTTGCTAAATTCGATCGTCGCGAGATCGCGAGGCCTTAGCCAACGCTCCCACTCGCGAATTGTCGAGCGCTCGAATTCGAGGCGCTTTCGCCGTCGAGGGCAGTCTTTGCAGAGATCTCGTCGGTAAATATCATATTTCTTATCTGCCTCTCGCTCTCGCGAGCAATATTGAGGGCAGTCGTCGTACTGTACGCCGTGGCCTTCAAGCGATTTGATGTAATGAAACCATCGCCGACAAAGTAGCTTGAAGGCTGTTAAAAAACCACGTTAGCAGCGAGCTCGTTGCTATAGGCGTTTATCAAAGAGTTAACCATTCGATCTTGTCGAGCCGTTCGCTCTTTGAAATAGTCGCGAACCGCCGAGGCCGGATCGATACCCTTGAGAGGTTTATCAATATCTTTGCCGTCTTTCGAGGTACGAACGAAGGGCATTTCCTCAGTACAATTTGCGATAAAATCGATCATTAGATCGAATGTCAGCGCGGCCTTTTCGTTTTTAGGCTTATCCGCGATCGCCGCGAGAGAGGCCCAAAATTCGCTTTCCTCGCTCGCGCTGATCTCGCGCATAGGAAAGCAGACTCGCTCTGAGATCTTGCCGTCACCATTCTTAAAACCTACTTTCGGCGTAACTATTCTGTTTTGCATTTGTCTCCTGTTTTTGTTTGTGAAAAATAGGCCTCAAACCGTCCCCGATTTTCGGCCTGTAAAGTTTCGTTCGATTCGGGAAATTTAGCTCAATAAAAATTGCTTCGATTGCTTGACGTGCGCATCGGCGTCGAAAGGCGGCTCTCCGATCGGGCCTGCAAAAGCAGTTCCATCGATTTGCACGAGGCTCGTCGAGGCTGCTCCTGCTGCTGATAGAGGATCGCTTTGGAAAACGATCTCCGTATGATCGAAAAACCAAGTGCAGCGGTGTCCGGGCATACCGAAATGGATAACAGTCGGTACTGGCGTTTGTGTTCGCTCGTCGTGCGCGAGCTGATAGATCGAATCTACCTCGCTGCCAAAGACTCCGAGCGTGTACGTGTACGCAGGCTGCGTGCCTCGTTTGAGCGTTTGAATTTCGATACCGTCGAAAGGAAAGGCGCTGATTCGATCGACGGGAATATTATCATTGACGGTTACATTGAGAGCGTTAATATCCTCGCTCTGCCACGTATTATCGATCTCGATTCGACAATCGCTCGTCGGCATCGGGTGAACATTCGTACACGGCGGGATATCGAAATCAGTCTCGATAGAGTCGTAATCCCAAGGCCCGATCAAACCGACGACGAGGCCAAGATCGCCGTCGAGAGAGAGCGTCGGGTTTAACGTCTCGACTGCGTAATTAGTGTATTTTTCCGCACGCGTCGGATCATCTTCCCAACCTAAAATAAACGAAACGAGCTGCTTGACTCGCGAAGTCGATCGAGAAAAGACGTGCAAATGTTGATCGCCGTCAGCAGAAGGCGCTACGGTAATACCGCCCGAACCGACCATTAGAGGCAAATTCGCAGAGCCTAAACGTCCTGTATCGGGAAAGGTCAAAGTAAACGGGCCTGCGCCAGTAACGACGATATCGCCCGGCTGTATAAAGAGCATTCTCGCCGCTGTCAAATAGCTTTGAACCTCGGCGGCGGTTGCCCCCATAGGGATAAGCTGCGTCTCGACCGTCCGGCCTTCGAGCGTCATTGCTACCGTACCATCTGCCGCGACGGTCATAGTTTGAACCTCGTCAGCAGGAACGCCCGTAGGTGCTGCTGCTGTTCCTAGAAAGAGCGCAGTCCAACGTGCGAGGATCTCGTCTGATATTTCCGTATAGGTTAGCGTGTAACGCCTAAATCGCTTTTTGATAAAGCGATCGACGAGATCCTCGTTTCGACAGTCGCGCACTTCCTTACGCTCTACGTCGAGCGTGCGCGTTATTGCGACTTTATCGCGCCAAGTAATATCGGCGTTATCGACAGGAATATCCCACGCCGCTTGAACCATTCCCTCTTTCGGGAAAACGATATATCTTTCGACTAAATCCTCGCGCACGTTTGACATTATTTAACTCCCTTTCTCTTAATTTGCTTGTAGAGTTTCGGAAACGCCCGAATTATCTGCGCCGCGTTTTCGTGATAAAAGCCCTTGACCTGATCAGCCGAGCTCGGCAATTTAATTCGATCTTGACCGTCGATAATTGAGGAAGGCGCGACAGCAGGCCTTAGATCGCCTTTGAATTCGCGCTTGCCGATAAATATAATGTTCGCCTCAGGCGTTTTCGGAGCATCTTTCGTTGCTTCATCGAGAATAATTTGAGTCATAATTTTTACCTCAACACGCGACTAATTTGATCTGAATCGTTTCCTGCAATTGGACAGTAAAGCCGACGACGCCCGGCACGAACTGGCAGCGCGACAAGTTTTCTATAAAGCCGAGCTGCGTAAGGCTCGTCGTGCGAGCCGTCGCAAAAATGCTCGGATCGAGGCCCGCGATATTGCGATTACCTTGAAAGCTCGCCTTTATATCGAGCCACGCCTTAACGAAAAGGTTATGCTGCTTCAAAACCATACTTTCAAAAACTTCGGGCGGTTGCGTCTCATCCTCTCTTTCGAGCCCGTACTGTCGAAAGAGGTAGATCTCGTATGTAAAATTTATCAAGGGCGAGTCGAGCCCGCCTGAGGTAAAATCATCGAGAAATGTCAAAGGATAGAGCCACGCAGCAGCGATCGGCGTAAGCTCGATCTCTTCTTTCGTGTCCTGCGAATTATCAAGCGTCGCGAAAAACTCGGCGATACCATTGCAATAGAGAGGCGCGGGAATGATAAAGCCGCATTCTGGAATTAGCGCGAGCTGCGACGCTAAGGCCTGCCTCAAAATCAATTCCTGATCTGCTTCGAGTCCCATATCGCATATCTGCTATACCAATCGTTTAACGAGCTGCTCGCCTTCGATCGTCGCTTTATAAAGAGCCTGCTCTCGATCGAGCTCGCTCATAATCGGACGCTGCATCATTACTTGTAATCGCTCGGCGTAAACGCTCGCGACTTCGCCATTTTCGGGATTTGAGATCTCAGCGACATAGACGACAGCCGAGAAGTCGCTCGTCCGTTTATCCTCAATCGCATTTACGAGCGTCATAGTATCTGGGCTCGGCCTCTCGCCTTTCGCAGAGGCGCGATGCGATCGAGTAAAGCCGACGCCTCGCTTTTTCTCGTAGATCCTGCCCGTATGCGGCCCTGCGATCATTCGCTCTTTTGTCAATTGCTTAAAATCTTTCGCCTGCTTCGAGGCGTAATTACTAAAGATCTGCCGACGAAGAGCCGGAAAGAAAATCGGAGAGCGTAAGCTAACTTGAGTCATACAACTGTAAATCGTTCGTTTTGCACCTTGACGATTCGCCCCGCCCAATAGACGGAAGAGCCGTCAGGATCTATCGCGTCTTTCTCGTTATCAGCAAAGCTAAAAACCTCGACGACGCCTTGAGCGTCGGGCAAGCCAAAAGCGACGTGCGATGTTTGAGCCCAAATGTCGCGCACCGCGTCTATATCTACGTTTGCGTAGCGAAAGAGGCCGCTATTAGCTCGATTATCATCAAACTTGATGCGATAGCCTTTCTTGAGCTCGACGAGAGCTCTATATCGCTTTGTTTGGCCTTCGCGCTTGAGTAGGAAACAGCGAACACCGTCGAGAGCGAAAGCGTCGCGCAAGGCGTCGTTTTTCGTCGCCATTCCACCTGATCGAGCAATGTAATTCGCGTCTGACATTTTAGAGGCCTATTTCGATCGTTCCTGTCCCTGAAAGGTTCGCGCAATACTCAGGCGGTATATCGAGCATTAAGCGAATGTATCGAGCGATTCGTCGCGTCGCTGCCTGAGATTTCAAATTAAAACCCTCGTTGCTATTCGTCGGCGTAAAGGCAGCGTCTGCCTCTTTTGCTCCTGCGTTCCACGTCGCTATTTCTGCGATCACTTTCGACTCGATCTCAGGCGTAAGATCAGAGCCGAGGTTATCGAGGCAGGCCTCTAGCAAAGGCGGCGTAATCGCGACGATCTCAACAATGTCTAATTTTTGATCAGTCGTAAACATTAGGTATTTTTACGGATAATTTAAGATCTCGATTGGCGTATTAGTCAGAACGCCGTCGATCAATTGATCGAGCATTCCGGCCTGTTTCCACCAACTGCTAACCTTGATTTGAGTTGGCGAGACTATGAAATATCCGACATCGTAATTATTGCCGAGCTGCGGATCTTGAGGAATCGGGCCTATATTGACGAATGTTTTAGTAACATCAAAAATAGGCGCGTCTGCTGTTCCTATAATGACGCCCGGTGCTACGTCGCTACCCCAAGTTATCGCCGCGCCCGTATGGTTTTCGCCTTCGTGAACTGTCACCATTCCAAACTCTGATTGCGAGATAATTGCTCGATAAGCCTTATAAGCAGGAAGCAAATTCTTTCCTGCGCCGTCGCGTATCGTTTTGCCTGCGGCCTTGAGCACGAGATCGCCAGAGACGATCTCTGCCTGACCATCGCCGCGTAGATCTAAAACGCGTGTATGCCCGCCGATGATCGAGTTACAAACGAAAAAGGCAGTTATATTCGCAGCCGGATCTCCTGCGCTAAAAACCGAGTCGATAAAACTTTCGTAGTTATATGACTCGTCATAGCACATACTAAAGTTTTTTCGTTGCGACGAGCCCGGCCCTGTAAGGTTGCCGTCGTAGGCGAAAAAGCCGCGAGATTGAGCTTTAGAATTAGGGATTACTAAACCACCGTTCGGAAAGGTTACTTCGCCCGTACCGTTTTTGACGTGGATTGCAGGCAGGAAGCCTACGCGAAACCAAATGTCACCTGTCGTTTCCGTATCGATATAGAGATCGCTCGTAGATCGAAGGCCTGAGACGAGATTCAAATATCCGTTAACATCTACGTTTCCATAGATCGAGACTGAGCCGTCTGCGTTTATAACGATTCGATTAGTTAGGACGCCTCCCGGCCTCGCGCGAAATGCAATGATCGCGCCGTCGCCTGCGTCGATATAAACGCCGCCATCGCCGTCAGGATCATTGCCTCTATAATCGACGAGTAGGCCCGCACCGCTCGGAGCTTGAACATTTATTCCGTTAAAGTCGGGCTGTACTGTTTTGCTTACGTCCTGCCCGATCGAGATAATCGGATTTACAGGATCTGAGCTATCAATATTGACGCCGACGCCCTCGACGATCGAGGCAACCGTCCCGCCGCCGCCGCCGCCGCCGCCGACAGGCGCGATCTCGACAGCTCCGGCAAAGACGCGAGCGCCTTCGATAAGGTGTAGATCGCCGTCGTCTGCGTCTGCGTATCTAAAGTCTGGTGCTGCTTCCGGTGGCCTCGGCATCTTTTTTTTGCTTCTTATCTTTCGCCTTTTCGACGCGAGGCTCGTTATCCGTAACGATTTCAAAGCCTCGCGTCGTCTTAAAAAATTCGCGCGTCATAAGTAACGTTTTGCCGTCGCTTAGACGCCTTACTTTTATTTTTTCAGCCATTCGTTAGGCTCGCGTAATCTCGACGAGCACCGTACCGCCCGGATCTACGAGGCCTGCTCCGTTGTGTATTGAAGTCCACGCTAATTCATCGCCCGCTTTTACATCTACAGAGCCGGAAAGCGTCGCCGCTGTTTCATCAAACGCGACGAGATTGACACCCGCGATAAGGTCAAGCGTTGCTATCACAGCGCCGCCGCCGCCTGTTTGTCCCTTATTTATAACGCGAAATGTTCGTCTATTTACCGCGTCGCCGATTGCTGCTCCCTCCGGCGTAAACGTTACACGCGTCACTGTGCCGTCGTAGAGCGACGCGCCGAGAGAAAAATTATCATCGACGGCAATTGCGACGCCCGGATCGTACCCCTTGAGCTGCTGTATGTACGGCATTTGATCTGACATATTTTTTCTCCCTTTTACTCTTCGACGTGCGTTGCTTGATACGCCTCGGCTGCTGCCTCTTCGTCTGTTTCCGGCGTCGGTAATTTATGCGTCACGCCTGCGAAGGTGTAATTACGATTTGGCGTAGGATCTACAGCGACGCCGTAAAATCCTTGCTCGTTTTCGTCGTCTGAGGGCAAATCGAGACGCCTCGGCAATTTTTTCATTGCCTTCGCGAGGTTCGCTCTGCGTAGATCTCGACCGTGCGCGAGATCCGTCTCAGGCGTCGCTGCGCCTTTTATAACGCCTAAGAATGAATAATTTTCATTCGGCGTCGTATCGACTTGCGAGCCCTGAAAGCCCTGAGCGAGCTCCGAGGCGTTGGCGTCGTGAAATTTGCTCTTCGCTTTCGTTTCCGGCGTCTCCGCTAATGCTTCCGCTTTCGTCGATGATGTTTGCGAAGTCGTCTCTTTCGTCGTATCTGATTCTCGATTTTTGTTCATTGTTTTCCTCGCTCGATATCGCTTGCGTGCGTTTAATAAGGCCTAAGAGAGCGCCGTCGTTGCCCTTGAGTTGGATCGCGCGAGCGTTAGCAGCTTGCCGCCTGCTTTTAAGTGACAAGTTATAAGCTAACGCTCGTTTTTCCTCGTCGGTGTAGGACATTAAGGTAGTTCGAGATCAGAGGCCGGATATCGATTCGCCTCGACAACCTGATCGTGATTGATGATGTTTGCGACTTGCCAACCTACGCGGAAAGTCAAGCGCATAGCGCTCATATCCTGCTGCATAAGGTTGTAAATGATCGAGCCTGTCTGATCTTGAATAACGCCCTCGGTAAAGAGCTTAAAGCTGATATCCTGTCGAACGCCGACGACAAACTGATCACGCTGCAAGAAAAACGCACGAGGCGAGACGCCGCCGATCGCTGTAGGAAAGAGGCCTCGCATCGCGTAAATAATCGGCATTCCGTCGAGCATTTTAAGATCGCCTGAGACGCGGCCCGCGTCGAGTCGATCGCCGAGCGTGTTTCTCGCCGCTCGAAGTTTGCCCTTAAACGAGGTAGCAGCGACGACACCATCGGCCTCGTAGCCGTCAGCTTCGAGCTTGCCGAGAGCGATATCGATATCACCCATATAGCCGCCTGCTGCGGCTGCCGAGCCTTCTGTCGTATCGTTTCCGGCTGCTGTAAGAGCTGTCGTTATATCTGGCGGGAAAGAGGCGGGCGCGTTAACACCGAAAAAGATCGCTTGATCGAGCGTCCGGCCTGCGGCCTCTGTCATATAGGGCATTGCTTCGTCCCAAATATTGACCTCGGCGTCAGCGATAACGTTATCGGGAACGGGGATAATAACTGCGATCTCTTCAATATTGAGATACTTATTAGCCCAATTAACTTCGGTCGTTTGCTTGATACCCGTATCGCCATTGACCCAATACGCGGTCGGCAAAGCCGAAATAACGGGCATTCTTACTTGAGCACGCCCGACAGGAATTCGACGAAATAGATTAAGAGCGGCAGACTCGTCGGTCATTCGACGAATTAGATCGTTAGAGACTTCCTCAGGCATTAAGGCCTGCGCATCGGTACGCGAAACAATATTGTTATAACTTGGCATCTTTTTTTCTCCCTCGAAGAGCTAGGTGTTAAGCTCTTTTTGCGTGTAGCTCGCGCACCCACGAATTCATATCAACTGGCCCGTTTTGAGTCTTTCGACCGTCTCCGGCGTTAATGTTTGTCGGTGCGTTAGTAAACAGCGTTGGAGCGAGAGATTTTACCGAGGCGATAGCATCTGCGAGGTTCGTAGGTTTGCCGTCTGTACCGTATTCGAGGCGAGAATGCACGAGCTCTTCGATCGCGGCGTGATTCGTTGCCGGAACGTTTAACTTTGCATCTGAAATAACAGTTCTGATTTCTTGCCTTGCCTCGACGCGTTGCCGTGCGGTGCGCTCTTCGTTCAATTGCTGTTGGAGACTTTCGACCGTGATTACGCCTTCCGTGTCGCCTGTCAAGCGCTTGAGCTCGGCCTTTACGCCTGACTTAACGCGATTCGCGACGATGCGATCGAGATCGGCCTGTGAGAAAGTCTTGTCAGTTTGCGCCTGATTGTTTTGAGCGTTATCAGTTCCCGCGTTCGGCGTCGCAGAAGCACCCGTATTGTTTCCCGCCGCGTCCGGCGTATTTTGTGCGTTCTGATCTGTCGTATTTGTTGCAGGCGGCGTACCTTGAGCAGCAGCAGCGCCTGTCGTGTTTTCTGTACCTTCGAGCGGCATAAATTTTGTCGTGAAAAAACAAAAAAACCGCCAAGACGCTTTGAGCGTTTTAGCGGTTGTGACTCTTTCGAGTTGTGACCTTTAGAAACTTAAATTTTTCAAGCAAATTAAATCATAAGACGAGCTGTATATCAAGCGAGTTTTTCTGCCTCGATTATTTTCGCCTTGAGATCAGGATATTTTTTCGCGAGCAAATGAAAGAGCGATCTCAAATGCGACTCGATATAAAAGTCGATCGATTTTGGCGCTTCCTTGCTCTTCTTTACGATCGATCGAGGCTTTAGGTTTTGAATTTTGCGAGGGTTTATATCGTCTTTCATACTGTTTCGATCAGGCCTCTAAGCCACCATCGGATCTCATTAAATACTGTCTCGATACCCTTTGCCATTGCGATTTCGCCTCGTTTTAGAGCTCGATAATTTGTCGAGAGCTTGATTACCTTATCGACAGGCGGCGGCATTTTCGGGTGTAACCATTGCCACTTGCGAAGAGCACGAGGCAGAGCGACGCCCTCGATTATAAACGAAGGCCTATTAAGCCAGTTTGAAACTTCGAGGCTCGCGTTTGACCATCCTAAATGGATCACGCTATCTGTCGAGAGCAAAGGGATCGAGAGCTCTTTACTCAAGCGCTCGCCGAGCGTCGATTTGCCCGATCCCGGTGGGCCTATAATCGCAATGCGTAAAGGTTTAGGCTTAGGCCAATTCATATTTTAACGACGACGCTCTTTGCCCAATATTCGCGAGTTTTGATGTTGTCCCATTTAATGAAATAATTCCCGCCTGCCGAGAGCGAAATTAGCGTCCCTGCTATTCGAGGCGTCGCGCTCGGAAAGAGTTTTGCTCGCTCTGCAATTGTTGCAGCGTCGAGAGATACGCGATCGCCTGCCTCTAAGCTCTTTTTGTTGATCTTAGGCGGCTCGCCGTAGGCTGAAAATGTCGCCTCCTGTTTTGTATGCTCGCTCATTTCGTAGGTGCTCCCCTTTCTGCTCTCTGATCGAGCGCCTCAAGGATCGAGGAAGTCTTTGCATTCCAACCCGCGTCAAACGCGACGCGTAAGCGATTAACGAGATATTTCGACTCTGTTTCGCTATTCGCGAAAACTATATGCTTGAAGTCGTCGGACTCGCGAAAGGCTCGCCACGCTCTGCTATAAGGCGTCGAAATTGTCGAATTATCGCGCATCGTTTATTTTGCTAAGAGCGCAGCGAGTAGGCTCGCGACAAACGTTAGCCTCGCGATCTCTTTCAAGTCAGGATATTTCCCAACCGCCGAGCAAACTGCGAAAACAATAAGGCCCAAAAGACAAAGGATAAACGCTAAATGTGAAAATAATTCGCTCATAATAAAACCTCTCTGAAAAGTCGAAATATACGTCTTAACGCTAGGCGTATATTTCCGTTTTACGATTAGGCTGCTGCTGCCTTGATCGAGACGCTCGGCGGTGCTTCTGGCGGCGGCGGTACGATCTCTGTTTCTGCCTCGGCGTTAAATTTCGTAATATCCTCAGGCGTGTAACCGTATTCCTCGCGAAGAGTATCGACAGGAACATCGAGATTAGCTCGCTTGAGGCCTAGCGTCGTTAGAAACTCATTCTCTGAGCGTTGCTCAGGCGATTGCCATTGAGTTGTTAGGTTGTCCGCTGCTGATTGGTTCTCGATCTTGAGAGCGAGCTGCATTATACGAGCCCACGTCGGCCCGAACGAAAGCGAGAGTCGAGTTACCTTTTTTGTAAATCTCGCTTCGAGCGTTTTTAAGGCCTCGCCTGATACATTATTTCCCGTATCGATCGAAAAGAAATGTAAAGGCGTACCTGATACGCGAGCCATTTCGAGGCGATACGAATCAGCGACTTTTAGAAATTGCTCAAGATCCGTAGCGTCGAAATCTCCGAATTTCGTTTTCTCGTTATCAGTTGCCCACAGTCGATCAGTTCCGGCCTTAAACGGCGCGCTCGATTGTCCTGTTACCTCGTCTGTTATGATCTCAAGGCCTGTCGCCCATCGCTGACGAAAAGCCGAGAATTCCATCGCTACGAGCTTGTCACAAATCGTTTTATTGAGAGCATCCTGCAAAGGTATCGCGTCGCGTAAAACGGGCTCGGCCTCGAATTTGAACATCGGAACTACACCGTAAGGATTTACCGTAAGAGCCTCTTCTGTCTCGCTTATTAGAGGCGTAAACTGCGCGGCCTTGAGCTCGCCGATATTACCTGTCTTTTTAGGCGATTGGTATTTCTCGATTCGATCGGCGTAATAGAGGTTAAGGCGATAGACGAGATCCGGCGTGCGCCAGAGCTTGCAACCGAAGAGAGGCTCTTCGGTTTCCTCATCCTCGACGAGGCCACAATTTAGCGAGTTTTGCAGATAGAATTTTGCTACGCCTGAGGCGTCGGGCCAGACGATCAAAAAAGCCGAGCCCGTTTTCAAGGCCTCGATATGCGTATTAACAGAAACGAGCTCCATTTGCGAATGTTGCCAGAGTTTCCACGCGTTATCGTCTGTCCCTGTCGAGCCGTCAGCCTGATTGTTATCAGAGGAAAAGTTAATTATTTCCATTCGATCAGCAGGCGAATCGACGACGACAGGACAGAGGTTGTCTCGCATTGTTTGAAAGATCTGCCCGAAAGTGTTTCTAAATTTTTCAGTCGCGAACATCAAGGCGTGTTTGCCGTCGTAGTAATTCGAGTAGCGTCTGCGATCGTCTTGATCTTTACAAATTTCTAGTAACGCGGTTTGTATATCTTGATTTGGCATAGCAGTTTTTAAAAGCTGTAAAAGCGGCCCTTTGTTTGATTAAAGAAAAAGGAAGCATAGCGCCCTGCATCAAGGCAATGGTCATCAAATTTGATAACTTCGTCAAGTAAAGAGCCGACCTTCCCCGTTATCTTGCCTGTCTTGTCGGTTTTCCACGAATAACGCTTGATCTCGCGTAAGAGGTTCGAGCTCTCGCTATGTATGCGTAAAGGCTTTGATTTAACGAAATCGATCGTGTCTTTTACGATCTTAAAGGCGGGCTGTATCTTAAAGCCCGCTCGCGAGATTTCCTCGATACGCTGCGGCTCTGCGGCGTCTGCAATGATCTTTTGGCCTCGCAGCTCAGGAATTCCTTTAAGAGCGTCGATAAGATCGGCGTTCGTAAGTTTCGACTGATAGAGCAATTCTCGCCAGTAAAGCGTGTTGTCGTAGAAAGTAACCTCGACGAGAGCCGAAGGATTGTTAAAACCGAAGTCGAGCCCGTACACCGTTTGCCCTTTGTTGTAAGGCCAATTTGCACCCGTTTGCTCTCGCCAATGCGACCAAATTCGAGTACCGCCGAAGCCGATTTGACCGAGCCCGTAAACAGTCCAATATTCGTCGTCGCTATCCTCTAAGAGCTCGATCTCGCGAATTAGCTCAGGATCGAGGAAAGGATTGTCTTTATACGTCGTGACGTGCATTTCGCAATCCTCGCGAGTCTCTACGTCGTCATACACCCACGAATAAGGCTCGCTTGGGTTATAGTCCATTACAATCCATCGCTTTGTTCTAAAGGCGAGCTGTCGAAAGGCGTCGAGCGTCGTCTCGTTTACCTCATTGATAAAAACGTCGTCGCGCTTTCGCCCTCGAATTCGAGCAGATTCTGAGAGGCCTATAAACTCAATAAGATTGCCGTTTAGCGTATATTCGTTACTCGTGCGATTATGATGTTTTTCCTCATAGAGGCCGAGCGTATCGAGGATCTCGAAAAAGTCACGCATTGCCGAGGCCTTGAGAGCGGGCATCGTCTGGCGAGCGATCGTCAGCGTCTTTCCTGTCTCTTCGAGATAACGAAATACAAACCAAAGCAGAACATTGTAGGTTTTGCCTGAGCGCGTACCGCCTCGAAGCGATGTAATGCGCTTTTTAGCTTTCGAGAGAATATCGAAAACGACATTACTCTCGATCTCGATCTCGATCGGTTTTGGTGCTGTCGTCGTCATTCTTAACTATCCTGACGGTATATCGTCGAGGAATTAGATCGCCGCCGTCTTTGCCTTGCAATTCGATCTCCTGTCGCGCCTTCCCTTGCGTGCGATCATTGATCTCTTTTATCGCTTGAATATTTCCCTTGATAACGCCTTCATAGACGAGGCGAGCTGCGCCCGCGTCAGCGATCGTCGGGCGTTTAATATGCCTGCAAAAAATACGAATTCCTTTAAGCTCGAAAACCTCTTCTGGCGCTTGTCGCTTGAGTAAGGCGAGCATTTGAGTTGTGATATTTTTCGAGCCCTTGGGCCTGCCTTGAGGATTGCCAGACTTGCCCTTTTTGAATTGATGATCTCTTATATCCTCGGAGCTCATTTTGTGCTGTTATCGTGCTGTATTTCTGTTGCTTGAGCGTCTATAAGATCGCCGTCAAAGACTCGGCAAAGCTGCGCGGCGAATTCCCAATCTTTCATAACTTGAGCGACGCCTGAGAGCGTATCGATAAGAGAGATCAATTCGTCGCGACTTAGCTTGCCCGTAACAAAAAGGCCAAATTTTACTTTAAGCTCTGCGTCCTGTTCGAGCGTAATATTTACAGACATTTTTTAATTCCTCGATCTCCCTCGCAGTAGATCGCTATCGTCTGCGTGGTGTATTAACTTTCGAGCGAGCGTGCGGGCCTGATCTGCTGAAAAAATTACGTGGTGGGCTGTGTCGTCGTCAGTTGCCGGAAAACTGATCACGACTTCGAGAGTTTTCTCGTCGAGCCCTATTTCGAGATAGCCTGTTATTTTGTCGCTCATTCTTTGCTCGTACTGACTATGTAAGTGTCATAGCCGCCGCCGCCGATAACAAAAACGCGACGATAGCCGACTAAATAGCCCGCTGCTAAAATGTCGCTCTGCGTCGGTAGTTCTGAGATATCGACTCCGGCAGGCCCGTATTGATCGATAAGCTCGAAAACTGCCTCTAAGGTTTCATCATCAATTCTAAAGATATTATTACTCATATTTTTATCAATTCAGCCGAGCCGCCGCCGCACTCGTCGCAGCTCCAAACGAGCCGCCCATCCTCTTCATAGGCCGAAGGCTGACAATCGCAGCAGGCGTTTTCCTCTTCAAACCAATCGAAAGCGACGCGAGATCGACCGCCGTTTTTCTCGATCGTCATTTCCGAGCCTGCTTTCGTTCGATATTCGCCGTCTGGTAATTTCATTTTATTGCTATCCATCCTGCAAAGTTCATCCAACGCCAAAAGCAATCGATCTCGGTAAATCCTGCGTTATGCAAAAGCGACTCATTCCACGACGCGGTTAAAGGAACTAAAACGCCTTCGAGCGAGAGTCGCTTTCGCTCGATCTGTTCCTCGGCATATCCGTTATCAGCTTTGTCGCTGTAGTATTAGA